TGTCAATTCTAAAAAAAGGTATTAAACCCCAACCTTTTTTGATCCCTGCCTTCCTAGGAGAACGTGACAAAATCCCCGTTAATATTGACAAGATTCTCCAACGGTCTGCAAAGGAATTTAATAAGGATTAATCCATCAATTCCTAGGAAAAAATCACTTTTTTTTAGAATTCTATTTTTTGACGTACTTTTAAAGTATGGTTAATCCTGCGATAAATGTAAGGGCTGCATACTTCAATATTTTCCAGAACGGATTAAGCGTTCCTTCCTTTGTTGAAAAAGTTCCTTTGGGCATTGAACCTCCTGAATCATACGTTTTGATTTCAGGACAATCTAAACAGGAAAAAAGGGTTTGTAAGCAATGCCCTCAAAATTGGACAGTTAACGTGACCTTGGATATTATCAAAATCTCAGAGGCTGGAAATAGCGATAGGTTGCACGTTGATACAATAGAACAGGAAATCATGAACCTGATTCTTGAGTGCAATGATTTTACAATTCCCGGATTCAAGATCGGAAGAACAATCCTTACAAATAGCCTGAATCTGGATTTGGATATTGATACTCAGGATTTGGATAGGCAGGTATTAACAATTGAACATCACTTAGAGGAAATCTAATATGAGACATTTGGAATATGAGAATAAGCAATTAATTCCGGTGACTGAGGATAAAAAAAAGCCCTGCGAAAAAACTAAGCCCTGCGAAAAATGCGGGAAAAAATATTATTTGAAAATTGAACCAACTAAATAACAAATACAATGGCAGCTATTAACGGCAACACATTACGGCTCCTGATTGACGGGGTGGCCATCGATTGCGAGACAAGTTCGGGGGTTAATATTTCCGCTGAACCTATTGAGGCAAGATGCAAGACTTCCGGTCAATTCAGCGAATTTGTCACAGGGGGAATTAAGTCAGGTGAATTGTCCTTTGAGGGGATTTACCAGCAACCCAGTTCGAATTCAGCTTTTGACATTTTGGCTAAAGTAGGAAATGTTTATCCTTTTATTTACGGAGGTCTTGAATTTGGAGACGAAGTGATAACCGGAAATTTCTTCCTTGCGAGTGCTGAAATATCCTCTTCACTGGATGAAATAGTAACCTTTACAGGGTCTGGAAATATTTCAGGGACTCCAACTTTCGGAACGGTAACAACATAATTTATGGCTAAAATAGAAACATTCAGGAATGAGTTCCTAGACCTTGGATTATACCAGTCTGCCATGATTGTAATTGCCTTTGAAAAAGAATTCGGAACTTCATTACAGGATGCTTCGAGTTCCGGTAAGGTTGGAATTAACCATTTGGCTTTCATTGTACATACAGCTCATAAATCATATTGCATGATTAAGGGGATTGATTGCACAGTTACGGTTGAGGATATTTCATTCAAAATGACATTAGATGAACTTACAGAAGCATTTTCTATGATTTATCCAAGTGAAAAGATTGAAGAAACGGCTAAGAAAGCAGGTCAAAAAAAAACGTAAGCGATTCTGAGGGTTTACCTATTGAAAAAGCAATTTGGGTCATTGTTGGGAAAACTGGAATCTCAATAAATGACCTTTTTGTTTTGTCAATAGATGATATTTTGAATATTGGAGACGGGCAGCATCAATTACAGGTTGATGAGTGGGAACGGGCTAGGATGGTAGCTTTTTGGAGTGCGAGAGGATACATGAAAAAGTCATTTAAACCCAAAGACGTTTTGGAGTTTCCGTGGGAGAAAAAAGAGAAAATGACCTTATCAAAGGCCGAAACAATTAAAGAAAAAGGTCAGAAATTGAGTGATTTGATTAATTCAGGCAAGATTAAATTTAATTCCTAATGGCACGTTTAGAAATTGATATAGTTGGTAATTTAGACAAACTACATAAAGGCTTAAACGATGCTGAATCTGGATTGCAAAGATTTGCAAGCAAGGCTCAAAAGATAGGAACGGGTTTATCTTTAGCAGTTACGGCTCCAATATTGGCTTTAGGGGCGGCATCTGTTAAATCGTTTTCAGAAGTAGAAAATAAGCTTAGAGAAGTAAATACCCTTTTTGGATTAACGGGTGCCGAAGCTGAAAAGAACTTCGGTGATCTTGAAAAAATAGCAGGACAAGCATCTCGAGAACTTGGAATTCTGCAAAACAAGGTGGTGCCAGGACTTTACAATGCTATTTCTGCAGGGGTTCCAAAAGAAAATGCTTTGGAATTCATTAAAGTAGCTGGAAAAGCGGCTATTGCAGGGGTTACAGACATAAATGTTTCAATTGACGGGCTAACCTCAATTGTAAATGCTTTTAATAAGGATTTTAGCGAAGTTGGAGCGGTTGCAGATTCAGTTTTTGCTGCTATTCAGGGGGGGAAAACAACATTTGAGGAACTTTCTGCAAGTATTTTCAATATAGCTCCGGCTGCGGCTGCTTCAAAAGTAAGTATTGAAGAGATAAATGCCGCAATTGCTACTTTAACAGCATCGGGAACCCCGACAAAGGTTGCAACAACACAATTAAGAGCGGCTTTAACAGGACTTCAAAGACCAAGTGAGGAGCTTGACAAGATATTTAAAGCTTTAGGGTTCACCAATGCGCAAGCCGCAATCGAGGCTAAAGGACTTGGTTTTGCTTTGGATGCTGTAAAAAAGTCAACTGGTGGAAATAACGGAGCTTTACAAGAGCTTTTAGGGTCAGTTGAGGCTGTGGCGGCAGCTAACGTATTGGCAGGATCAGGTGCTGAAAAGTTTTCTCAGGAACTTGAAAGACAGGCTAACGCTTCGGGTGCTGCAAATAAAGCATTTGAAGAAGCGGACAAGTCTTTTGCCAGACAAATTGAAAGAACAGGGGTCTTACTTAATAATTTTTCCATATCAATTGGTAAGATTTTAGCTCCCGCATTACTGAAATTAAACAAGATAATTGAATCGACTGTAGGCTTTTTAGACGGATTGTCCGACACTTCAAAAACGGTAATAGTGGTAATCGCTGGAATTGCAGCAGCTATCGGGCCATTGTTACTAGGTATCGGAACAGCTATTAAATTACTACCTGTTTTAACGGCTGGATTTGTAAAGCTTAAAGCAGCCGTTATTGCCGCAACAGGTCCATTTGGACTGATCGCAATAGCGGTAGGTGCGGCTATCTTTTTACTGATTGACCTAAATAAGGAATTAAACCGAACCTCTAAAATTTCAGGTGAAGTTAAGGCGGATTTATTGGCTAAAAAAATTGAGGAAACTAATAAATTTCTTGATGCTCAAGTTTTGAAGTATCGGGAATTATTGCCTCAATTAACGGAAGAGCAAAGAATTAATAAAATTTTAGTCTTTGAGTTAGGAGAGATACGAAAGCAACGTAATAAAAGTGTCGACGCAATAAAAGCGGAAGAAGACGCTTTGATTAAGTGGGGGCTTGAGGCTTTAAAGGCTGCAAAAACAGTTACAAACTTAGGATCTTCAACAAAACTAACATTTGAGGAAGTTTCAAAACTTGCTGACAAAGTAAATGCCAAACTTGACGAAAATGAGAGCTTCATGGCATTGGAGGCTAGAAATGTAGAATTCTTGAAAAGAATAACTCAAGAGACTTTAGATGTTTATGATAAGCTTTCAAATAAAATTTTACAGGGAATAACTCCTAAAAAAGTAGAAATAAAGGATGTAGGGATTGATTTAGGTGAAGTTGCTCCTAATAAAGACATTTTACCTGACATTGACACAAGTAAAGAGTCTAAATTCTTTGTTGCGTTAGCAAATTTAAAAACCAATTTTGAAGCTTTTAGCGGAGATTTTCAGGGTGCAATAGAGGGATTTGTATCGAATGTTAAATTCTCAATTCAAGACGGATTGTTCAATGCTTTCAATGGATTAGGTCAGGCTTTAGGTGAAGCATTAGCAACTGGTCAAAATGTGGTAAAAGCATTGGGAGCAAGTCTTTTGAAATCAATCGGGGCTTTTCTTGGTGATCTAGGTCAACAACTTATAGCTTTTGGGGTTGCTGGTATAGCTTTTGGATCATTAATGGAAGCAATAAAAAAAGGGGGTCCGTTGTCTATTCCCGCTGGTATTGCAGCTATTGGAGCAGGTATTGCCCTGGTAGCTATAAGTAGCGCAATTCAATCCAGAGCTGGTCAAGGATTAAGCGGTGGAGGTAGCGGTGGCGCAACAACTTCCGGTATTTCAGCTCAATCATACGGAGGTTCAGGATTAGGAACTGCAGGCCTTGACTTATCAGGCGAATTCACCGTGAGGGGAACCGATTTGGTTTACATTGTGAACAGACAGCAAGAAAAAAACGCTAAAGGATAAATGGCACAATATAGACTCAAACTCCCAATAAATTCAGGATTTGGTTTAATCTCAGTTAACGGGGTTGCGCCTGTCCAATATTACGAGGAAGGATCAATTTTAAACATTGCGATATCTCTAATAAATGGATTTACATCCATTCAATGGATTAGATTAGGTGTAGTTATTTCTACAGCTACATCCTTTAGTTTTACCATGCCGTCTGAGGATGCAAGTGTTAGCATTGAAGCTTCGAGTGATCCTGTCCCGATTAACGGATATGGCCTGAAATATTTTACTGAATTTTACGATACATTGGGAAGTGTCACGCTTGGAACCGGATTGGTTAGGCTGGAAATTTTGATGGATGGATACGGGGGTTCGGTTACCGAACTTCAAACAAGAGGAGCATCCCTAAATTTTGGGGACAATCAAAGGAATTTAACCGATATAATTATCGGTCAATCCTTAGATTTTAGTCTTTATTCTCCGGCTGATTATTTTGGTGATTTGTTGACCGTTGGAATCAGGGATGCAATGGTAGTTCTTTACAAAGATTCTATCGTAAAATTCCGTGGTTTTTTGACTCCCGATTTTGTCGAATTTGAAAATGATGGTGGAATTCAAAGCTATCAATTTACTGCGGTTGACGGGATGAAAGGATTGGATTCTATCCGTTCACAGCCTTTGATATTTCCAGGCGGAACGAGTGGAGTCAGGGACAAAGCTTTAAATGCTTTAATCGGGGCTTTGAATCAGTCATTTCCGACAGCTAGAAAAGTTAATATTTCATGCGACATTTATGAAGATAGGATGTCAGATTTATCCTGTATGTTTTTGCAATTTTTCACACCGGAAGCAGCTATTTACACTGACGGAGAACGTGCTAAATATTCGAATGACACGGTAGTTTGGAACGAAACTTTATTTTTGTCAGAAGTCATTGAAATACTCTTGAAACCTTTCTTATGTCGTGTATTTCTCTGGGAGGACGAATTTTATGTGATTCGGGTTGCGGATATGAATAAGGCCACAATGAGGCTATTCAAGTTTAATTCTAATTCCGATTTCAATGTATTGGGATCTATTACAAATGATTTGGTAGTTGGATGCGGTGATATAACAAGGGTAGGGGTTATCCGATCCAGCCGGGCATATACTGAATTCACGGCTATAATCAATTTAGGGGTATTGGTACAGCAAGCTAAAGGAGCTGTTTATGAAGCTAATTTTGGAGTTGATGATTGGTATGTAGCATCTCCAACAAGTCCATACCCGGGTAGATATGTTCTAAGAAATTGGGACTATGTGAACGCAAGACCTTCTAATCAACCTACATCAGTTCCTACCGGAGACCTGGCATTAGTGCAATACGTGTCTGACAATTTAGGTGAGTATTGTCAGATCTGGACAACTACCACGACAGCCGGATTTTCAGATCCAAACATTTCTTATATCAGATTGCTTTCAAGTGATGCCGGGGTAGGATTCA